TTATTCATCCACAATTTATGCAATGCGTAACAGCAACAGGTCGGCTGTCTTCTAGAAATCCTAATTTCCAAAATATGCCTAGAGGTGCTACATTTCCTGTAAGAAAGGCTATTGTTAGTAGATTTAAAAATGGATTTATATTAGAGGGTGATTATAGACAATTAGAATTTAGAGTTGCAGGTTTTTTATCTAAAGACAAGCAATTGTATAGAGATGTAGAAAATAATGTAGATGTTCATCAATATACTGCAGATACAATGGGTGTTGAAAGACAAGAGGCAAAAGCACATACATTTAAACCATTATATGGCGGTGTTTTAGGTACTCCAAAAGAAATGAGATACTATGAAGCATTTAAACATAAGTATTGGCAGGTAACAAATTGGCATGATAAATTACAGAAAGAGGCTGTAGATACAAAAAAAATTAAACTACCCTCTGGTAGAGAATATTCATTTCCGTATGCTAGATATACACAATATGGTAATGTAACAAATTCAACAGCAATAAAAAATTATCCTGTTCAAGGATTTGCAACAGCAGATTTATTACCTCTTGCGTTAGTTAACCTATATGCTATAATGAAAAAAAAGAATATGAAAAGTGTTATTTGTAACACAGTTCACGATAGTATTATTCTTGATGTTCATCCAGAAGAAAAGATACAGTGCATAGATTGTTTAAGAAATGCAATGATGAGTATAAAAGATGAATGTAATAGTAGATACAATATTAATTATGATATGCCTGTTGATATTGAATTAAAAATAGGCGATAATTGGTTGGAGACTAAGGAAATATAATGGAAGATTATAAAGATTATAAGTTAAGGGGAAAAGTTCATGCACCTTTTAGCCCCTATATAATGGAATTTGATATGCCTACACCATATGTAAATATGTTCAATACGTATGGAGATAAAATATCAAAAAGTGATAAAAAATCTAAACAATTAGATTGGTCAGATAATCTTGTAGGTAATGTTAAACAAGAACATAAAATTGAAGACCATTTATGGCAAGAAAAACCAAATAAAAATTTACCAACATTTTTTAATTGGGTAGGTCATTGTACAAATTTGTATGTAAAAACAAAATTGAATGCAGATGGCGATGAATTAGATAAAGAAAAAGCTAAACAAGGAATTAAAAAAGTTATGTTACATAACAGTTGGATTGTTAATTCTATTGCAGGGGATTTTAATCCTCCTCATATGCATTTTGGAATGTTATCGGCTGCAGGTTGGCTGAAAATGCCACCATCCATTGAAAAGGATGAGGAACGAGAACACGCAGGTTGGATTGAATTTATTTATGGTACACCTGTAATGTTTATTGACCCCAAATACCCAATAAAACCAAAAGTTGGAAAAATTTATATGTTTCCTGCATGGTTATTACATGAAGTTTATCCATTTAGGGGCAAAGGTTTAAGAAGGACTATATCTTTTAATTTAAGTTTTGAAATGTAGTTGCCATAGAATTTGTGTATTGTATAATATACATATTGTTTAGGGGTAATATACTTGCAAAATATTATCGCTTCTGGCTGAACAACAATAGCAAAGTTGTAAAGCAATGGCTTTAATGAGTATGTCCGATATGGATGAGGCATTAGGGTTAGGTACTGAGTAGCGTTATCATTGGAAACATGATTTGCCGTGAAAGGTTGTGGGTGCGGTCATGCTAGTCCCACGAAGCTACCTTTTAAAATAACTTGCAAAATTGGAGGTTCATGTTGAACGCAAACAAAGTAGCAGATGTTGGTTATAATCCTCTACCAACAACTCTAGATGATTTATCAGAGGATAAGCTAAAGAAATTAATTGGTCAATCTGGTGATACATCAACTGGCGGTGGAATGCCAAGGTTGTCAATTAATCACTCTACCGAAGACGATGATGGCAATCAGATTCCTAGAGGATTTTACATGATAAGAAATTCAGAAGGTAGAAGTATATTTGCCCCAAAAGCTATATACAGACCTTTTGTTCGTACTTTCATGTATTCTGTATGGGATAATGATAGTAATTCATTCGGTGGACAAACAATCCAATCACGTAGCATGAACGACTTGTTCTATGATACCAATGGTGGATTAAAATGTGGTAAACTTGCCCCCGATGTTTTAAAAACACTTGACGAACATTCTCCCGATGCGGTACTTCAAAAGAGCATTAAATGTGTTCAAGTACTATATGGTTTGGTGTCCATACCAGAGGGGCAGGATGCCACAGGAAATTCAGCAACTGTAAAAGATATACCTTGTGTTTGGTATGTAAGAGGTTCTAGTTTTATGCGTATTTCTGATTGGATTAAAACAATCGAAGCACAAAGAAAACTTATGCCTACTGCAACAGCAGAACTCTCAACTGTAAAAGGTAAAAGAGGAGGTAATATTTATTATGGTGCTAATGCTAAAACAACTGGATTTGGTAAATTTACTAAAGATGACCAAGCACAATTGTTACATTTCTTTGAATCTATTAATTCTTTTAATAATAGTATCATGGAATCATATAGAACCAATAAAAAACTTAAAGAAGATAGTGAAGATACTATTTTAGAAAGCAGATTGGTTAATAATGGTTCCAATACTTGATTTAGTAAAGAATTATTTAACAGAGGCAAGTAAGGGCGAGGCTAAACTCTCGCCTAAACTTGTTAAAGAATTTGAAAAGGCTTGTGGAGAAGCCTTAAAAAGACAATTTAATCCTCAAAAGAAAGAGTGGCGACTAAGAATGTCAAGTCTTGGTAAGCCTCTTTGTCAACAACAACTTGACAAAAAACAACTTCCTAAAGACGTAGAATATAATGCTGTAATGAGGTTTCTTATGGGAGACCTCGTAGAAGCATCTGCTATTTTTATTATGAAAGCGGCAGGTATAAATATTGAATATACACAAAAAGAAGTAACTGCTGATATAGGTGGTGAAAATATTAAAGGTACATTAGATGTAAAAATTGATGGTAAAGTTTGGGATATTAAATCCGCAAGTCCATATGCATTTACAAATAAATTTGGTAATTATGGTGGATACAATAAATTAAAAGATGATGACCCTTTTGGATATTTAGCACAAGGCTACGGATATTCTAAAGCAGAAAAGGTTCCATTTGGTGGTTGGATTGCTGTAAATAAATCTACAGGGGAATGGGCAATATGTGAAGCACCTAAAGAACAGGAGGAGGAAAGTAATGAAGCATTACAAAAAGCTAGTGAAAATGTTGAAGCATTGGTTAAAAATAAACCATTTAAAAGATTATTTGAACCTAAAGATGAAAAAATAAAAATCAAAGGTGAGGATATATTTACAGGAAATAAAATCATGCCAATGGCTTGTGGTTTTTGTAGTTACAAACATCATTGTTGGCCTAAAGCTGAGTTACATAAGAAGGTTGCAACTAGGGCTGTGAACAGGCCTATGGTATGGTATACTAAATTAAAAGAGAAGGATTTAGAAAATTGCCTGTAATATTCCAATTAGAAATAAGAGATTCTGATATTGAATCAAATCGTGATATTTTTTACATAGAAGAGTACACAAAAGACCGAAATGCTCATAATGTGCTATTTTTACGCACTAGAGACCCTTTTCGTGTTCTCTGGGGTGATAAGACGTATGAGACTAATAAACTTACTGTAGACGAAGATATAAAGCAAATTAAAAATTTGTTAGACCGAAATGCTATCATAATTGCTAGTTTAGAGGGGTATACAGAAGAATTACGTAAAACATCACCACAAACAGCACAATATTTAGATTTACGATTAGAAGAGTTATATGAGATATACAAACCTAAAACTGTGGTTAGATGAAATTAAGTCATGGTTTTAGAAGTAGATTTGAATTTGAATTTGCACAGTATTTGGCAAAGAATAAAATTAAATATGAATATGAAAAAGATAAATTTCGATATATTGTACCAATTAAATCATATACACCAGATTTTTATTTAACAGAATATGGATTTTATTTAGAATTGAAAGGGCACTTAGATGTGGCGACTAGAGTTAAACATTTACTTCTTAAAACGCAGAATCCTCATTTGGATGTTAGGTTTATATTTCCTAATTCTAAAAAGAAAATATACAAAGGTAGCAAAACTTCATACGCTGATTGGTGTAACAGGCATGATTTTTTATATGCAGATAACAGGATACCCGATTTATGGATGAAGAAATAGTATTACCTGAAAATAAAATGTATATTATAATGACACCTATTGGTGAAGACCAATTTAACATTATTTGTGTAGATAAAATGCAAAAACCTATTAATGAATTATATTATATGATGAGAGGATTATGTGAAATGTCTATAAAGCATCAAGAAGATTTAATTGAAATAGGAAAAGATGTTGTGTTACGAGCTAATTTTAGTAAACTAAAAGATTCTGTAAAAAGTAATGTCATCCCATTTAGACCAAGGAGAAATAATGGTAAAAAATAGTAAATTTGATTTGGATTTACAATATGGACAATTACGAGAACAACAAGTTCACGATATGTTTCATAATAAAAAAATTGAAATTAAAACAGAGAGGAATTGGTGGAAAAAAACAGGTAACATTGCTATAGAATATGAGTGTAATGGAAAACCTAGTGGGATTGATAAAACAGAATCTGATTTTTGGATACAAATATTAGCTAATGGTACAGATAATTATTGTAAATTAATATTTGATGTTCCTAGATTAAAAAGATTAGTTGAAAAATATAAACCAACACACAGCAAAATGATAGGTGACAGAAATGCTTCTAGATGTGTTCTTATACCTTTAAATGAATTATTTGAGAAAGATAATGTCGCTGTATAATGAGTGTAGAATTTTGGCAATGGTGGATTTTAGTAATGGTAACAATTAATACTGTTATTAATAGCATAGTTTTTGTAATAGGTCGTAAGTTTAAACCTACTAGTCTATATAAGTTTAAAAATAAAAAAAAATTGGGGGGAAAATGAAAACTGGAGAAATTTTAAATGAAGCAAAGAATCTCGTAAATGGGGATAGACATAAGGATTATGGGGATAAAACAGAGAACCATAAAAATATAGCTAAACTTTGGTCAGCTTATTTAGATACAAAAGTTGAGCCACATGATGTAGCAATAATGATGGCTTTATTAAAAATGGCTAGGACAAAATTAGGTGCTGTAAGTAAAGATACTTATATAGATATGGCTGCGTATGGTGCGATAGCCGGTGAAATACAATTTAAAGAGGAAAAAAAATGAAATTAATAAGTGATGATGTTATTAAAAAATTATTAGCATATCTGTATAGCAAACCTTATAGTGAGGTAGCATTACTGATAGCACATTTAAGTCAACTGCCAGAATCAGAGAAAAAAGATGGCGGACAAAAAAATACCAAACAATAATGAAGCAATATTACAATTATTATATTTTGGAATTGATTCAAAGGGTAATTTCTTTTCAGAGAAATGGACTTGCCCACCAGAAGAGTTTCGTAAACACATGGATAGGTGGAACGATAATTACGTAGATACAATAAGGTATGAAAGCGTTATAAAATATATAGATAATCTTTTTAAGCAAGATATTAAAGATGTTAGGGGCTATTTAGGATGACAAAAACTATTATAAATATAGTGCAAAATGATTCTGGCGGAACTAATCCAGATACCCATGCACATGAAGATAAAATTTGGGAATTAACATTTGAGGATGGGGATAACACCTCATTAACAAGAATGATAATGTTAGAACTATTGACAAAAGGAACTGTACCTACAAAGACTGTTCATTCTTTTAAGAAATGGGATTTAACAACTACACAAGGTAGTCATATTAGAACTTGGGTGGTTGTGTATGATGATAAGTCTCATGTACAATTAACAAACACCGATTTTTATTCGCTGTTATCTAATGGCCATAAGAATAGGGAAGAGGATGTTGTGACGGAAAAGCCTAGAATACTAGCTCCACCAAATCCTGCATTGTTTGGTGAAAAAAAATCTTTAACTACAGATAAAGAAAAAGAACAGTTAAAAGAATTACGTGGAAATATAAGGGAAAATTTTGTACCTATTTTTGGTAGAAAAGATGAAGATATAACAGAAGAGGATGTTAATTACTAACCACCTAGTGGATTTTTACCTTGTAATTTAATCTCTTCAATTTGAACGTCTTGTAATTCATTTTCTTTTAAAGCTATTGCAACTTGTTTACTTATTTCTGACATAGTATCTTCTATTATTTTTATACTTTCTTCAAGTGGTACAAGATTAATTTTTGCTAGATTTGATAATACTCTAATCATTTCTTCACTTAATTTTTTAATTTCTTTTGATATAGGTTTTAAATCTACATCTTCTGGGATATCAAGCATAGCTATTTCTTCTCTTATTTTTGCTATTTCTTTAAATACAAGAGTTAAATCTACAGGTTGTATTTTATCATCAACATTTTTAATTCTATCTATTAAATCTACTTTGTATTCATTTGCATATAATAATACTTCATCAAATTGTTTTTCTAATTCTTTATCTTTTGCCTTCAAAGATTGTAGATTAACAGGAGGCTCATTTTCTAATACAGAAAGGCGGTTATTAAACTCACCCCATGCATAAAAACCTCCACCTATTGCCCCAATAACTCCTATTAATGCCGCATATGTGCTAAGTTTATCCATTATTTTCATTGTTTAAGTGCCTCCAGTTCAGCGATTAGTTTGTTTTTAGTTTTATTTATTTCTAATAATTTAACTCTGTGTATTTCTACAGGGTCATTGTCACTGTAAGAATTAAGTGATGTTCCTACATATATCTCCCCAGAATAGGAAGATAAATCTACTTGTAAAAATAGCCCCATATTCGTACTGTCGTATATATCCTTTACAGAATAAAATACTAAATCTTTATACGAATCGAGGCTATTGTTCTTAAAAAATAAATCCTCTTTTGATAAGTTTTGAGTTGTTTCTTTTGTAACTTTAGCTATTTGTTTAGCTATAGCTTTTAAATTTTTCTTTAATTTTGTTTCTACTTCTGCAACATCTGTAATAACCCTGCTGTCGGTGTCCACCTCTCTATCTTCCGATTGTATATCTTCTTGCTCTCCACTTTCCTCTGATGATACTTCGGATTCCTCAGTTCTATCACCATCGGATTCCTCCTCTTGTGATTCTTCCTGTTGCTCTGATTCATTTGTTGGTTCATTACTTGCTACTTCTTTTTCTTCTTCTACTACCTCTGTAGCAGTAGGTTCTTCCATTGTTTCTTTTTCATCTTTAATAACCTCTGGTACGCTTTCTTCGTTAGTTGCGATTTCTTCCATCGGTTCCTCAAACTCCTCAAAAGATTCCTCAGTAGGTTCATCATTAAACTCCTCCTCGGTTATCTCTTCAAAAAATTCTTCGGCTGTTATGCCTTCATCTTCTAGAAACTCCATGAACTCTTCTTCCATGCCTGTTTCTTCTAAAAAATCTGTAAAATCCTCCTCAAATTCTTCTGTAAATACTTCCTCTATCATTTCCATAGGTGGAAGTGTCATTATATCTTCAAAAAATACCTCTTCCATTATAGGCATTTCTTCAAGAATTTCAAATTCTTCAAACATTGGTAATTCTTCAAAATCTACAATGTCGAAATCTATAGTTTCTAATTCTTCTTCAAAATAGAAATCATCTTCTAATATATATACATCATCCCAAGTATACTCATTTTCTTCCCATGTATATGTATCATCAAAAACTATATCATCATTATACCAATCAAAATCTTCTGGTATATCTTCTATTATATCTACAATGTCTTCATCTATTTCAGTAATATCTTCATAAACATCTTCTTGAATAGGATTAATATAGGTATAAGATACTTTTAATTCTACATTATCTATATCTGGCCCACAATGACTAGAACAATTTGCACTATCATCTATATCTAGCTGTACTTTTATATCATAATCAGTAGATGTATTTGTACCTATAGTTGCTGTATCAGTATAAGTTTGATAGTTATTATGAGTACCTGTAACAATTCTTGTTTGTGTTGAGGTATTTCCTGTACTATCAGTTAATTCTTGTTTCATAGTAACAGAATCTTCACCATGCCAATACCATATATCACTTGACATAGTACTTGTAAAGCCATTATTTATTTCGGCTTGTGTCATGTTAGTTTTTTCAGATAATTTTATTGTTTGGCTGACACCACCATTATCTAATGTCGCTAATGAACCACTTACTCCACAGCCAGAATTACTATTATCTACAGCACTACCTACACATTCATTTCCCATACCTACATGATGTTGCTGTGTTGTTCCATGATTAGTCCAACTTTGTGTACCTCCAGTAAATCCAGAATTATCTAGTAAATTACCAGTAGTTATTGTTTCACCAAATGCTTTATCCCATACAAATAGAAAACTACAAAGAGTTAATACAGCAATAATGTATTTCATATTAACGAATAAAGAAATAATAAACAAGACCTGCAATTATACTGACATCTAAACAAATAGACCATACAATATAAATTCTAACCATCCATAATGTTGCATTCTTTATCATTATTAATTATGTACATTAATTATTATTTTTTCTTGTGTTTTTAAATCTGATTCAATTACAATATTATCAACTTCTTCTTGTTGTTTTAGTGTAGCTAACTTTTTCTTTTCTTCTTCTATCTTTCTAGCCAGTTCTTCCTGTTCTTTTTGTATTCTTATAGTTTCTAATCTTGCTTCTTCTTTAGCTATTTCTTTATCTATTCTAGCTATTGCTTCTGCTTTTACTAAATAATCTTCATAATCAGGTCTGAGTTCAGGATACTTGTCCCACATAGCTTGAGCATCTGGGCCAATTTTTCCATTCCAAGGGCAGGGAGTACCTGCAGATTGCATTGCCGCATGGACACGGGAATCTTGGCATAGTATAGAAACAGCCGCCACTTTCATCCCATAGTCATATAGTACCTTAGATAATTTTATTCGTTCACAATTTAAATCCCTGATATGTTTGCCAACAGAAGCACCAAACCCCAAAGTAGAAACGGAACCACTAATACCAGTGCTACATACATCTTGAGACATTGCAGAAAATGATGGGGCGTTAGCTGAATTGACAGGTACATCTGACCCATTGGTAGTAGTAGTATTGGTTGTTGTTGATGTTGTTGTGTTCGTTTGTCCATCGTTATTATTTGTTGTTGTTGAGGTATACCCCCCTGTTATTTGTGTATTACTTCCCGAAGTATTCGTTTGGTCATTGTCATCATTTGTTGAATCTCCCCATACTGGTATACTTATACAAAGTAGAACTATTAATAAAAATGTTGATAATAAATTATTTTTTAACAAGGCTACCTCCAAAATACAGCCCAACTATTGCAGACATTAGATGTGTATCCATTGGTGTAATTACAACACCTGCATAATTTCTATCAACTAATAATTCTTTTTGTTCAATTAGGAATAAGAAACCTCTAGATAATTCTGTCCAAGTTAGAAATACAGAAACATCAAAAAATACAGGTACAATTTTAGGCCATACTATTATAAAGAATACAGCAGTTAATGCTATAATTCTCCTAGTCCATTGAAATCCCTTATTTTCATAACGTCTTGCTTTATCTATTTCTTCCATTTGGAATTTACCACGAGCAAGTAGCATTTTTTGTGCTTCCTGTTTAGCTTTAATACTCTGTCCCCAAACAGTCATAACACCGCCTAAGATACTTGAGCCTAACATTGTAATCATTTCTACAGGTAATCCAAACATTTTATCCTCTATTATCTTTCCAATTTGATTGTTTCTTTCCTATTTGTGCGGTATTCCAAATCTGTTCTCTTATTTTATTTTCTCCATTACTAATTAAATTAGCAACTTTAAAACCTGTAGGTATCTGTATAATATTTTTATTTTCCAGATACCTATCATGTTCTTCAAGAGTCAATAACTTTTCAAAAGTTCTACCTGTTTTTTTATTTTTAAATTTATAGAACGGCATTGTATGCAACTATAACTGCGATGATTACAACAGCAATTAGGGCAATTTTACCCTTTTTACTTAAATCACTCCACATCGTTTTTAGTTTTTCCATTGTGTCTCCTAGTTATTTATTTTTATAAAAGCCCATATGGCTCCTAAAATTCCTCCCACTGCGAGGAATACTTTAATACCCCCCAACCCCATATGGGATGTACGATTTAAATCTCGGATTTGTTTTTGCATTATATTAATATCATCACGGATATAGCGAACATCAGTTTTTAATTCTGCAATTTCTTTATCAAATGATTCCATTAATTACCTGCTTTTTCCCATGCTTCTTCACTTTCTTGTTGAAGTTCTGCATTATTTTTAGTTCTAGCATAACGTATCATAGTACCCCAGAATTTATTTACAAACTCACCTCTTATTCTTGGTTTTGTAAATCCTTCTTTAAATAGTACATCTGTTAATAAATAGAAAGAATCAGGGTCAGTGGCCATATCTTGGATTAGTTTACCTCTTCTAAATCTTGCGTCTTGAATTAATAATTCTGTTATTACATAACGAGGGGATATAACACTACGTGCAACACCATATACTCTTGACATAATTGATTTTAAACCCATTTGTGTTGGGAAATTTTCTACAGCCTGTCTTCCCATATCACCTGCAACTAATGTTGTTAAGGATGATAATTCAACTAAGTGTTCAAAATCAGTTTCTGTCATTATGTCACCAAGAACTTTTGCATTTCTTTCAATATATATTTGCATTGCACCGGAATCAACTTCAAGGTTTTCAAATAATCTTCCGGCATCCACTCCTACAGGAGTACCATCTTCAGCAAATTTTACAGCCTCTTGTTGATAGCCAACACCCTGCGTACTTCTTCTTCGATAAACTTCTTCAATTGCACCATCCCATAATGTTTTTTGTAATGATGCCTGTGCTGCTTTTCGTTTTTTATCATTAGGAATACCTCTAATATATTTTGCTAAAGCCTGTACCCTTGCAGTTTCCCCACCTTCATACGTATCTTGTATAATAGCTCTTCTTAATGATGTAGAATCTAATGCCTCCCTACCAAATATATTTTGTAATTGTTCAGTAGGCACACCAAATGGATTAAACTCAGGATTTAATTTAGCATTTGCTTCTGCAATATTTTTATTTTCTTTAATTTTATCTAGAGCATTACCACTTATACTATCTAATCTTTTTGATATCTGAGGACTTTTATCTTTCCAAGGTTTAAAAAATTCAGTACCTGCTTCTACCATATCATCTGATTTATATGGTATATCTAAAGTATCACTAAAGGCTCTTAAAAATCCTCTATCTAAACGTCCACCATCATCCACAAATTCTTGTACAGACTTTGTTAAATAATCTTTTGCTAATGGGTTAATCGTTCCATCATCCATTCTAAACATTTCATCAAAATCTTGTCTTGCAGCAGTATAATTCTTTCCTTTTGGCTTAACAAATAATTTAAATAAACTATTTCCACTTACACTTGGATTGTCTACTATTAGTCTACCAATACCTTCTCTAAATGGTCTTCCAACTTTAGATTTCCAAATTTCATTAGCTTGTTTAAGTGAATCAATATTATCAAATTCATCTGTTAATACTTTTCCAAGTTTATAATTATACATACCACTTACTCTCTGACCATCTGTAATAATTTGTTTAGATGCATTTTGATATAAACTAGTTCGTATTTTTGCTAATTGACTTAGAGAAATATCAAGTGATAAATCTGCTACTCCTTCTTTAGCAAAACCAATATCTAATTCATTTGCTAATCTGTTCATAAATTCTTGTAAAACATTTGTTCTTACTTCACCTGCTTCATCAAGAAAATCTTCTGGGTCAAATCTATCTCCTAAAGGTGTTCCTTTAGTTATGTTTTCTAATTCTTCTATAAATTTTTTATCATCTTTTAAATTTTTACGAAGTCTTGTCAATGCATCAAATCTTTTATTTGTAAAATATCTTTGAATAGACATATCTTTCATACCTTTTGAACCATCATTAATAACAGGTCTTACAGACATAGGAACATCATCTCTTATAGATAATAAACTTTCACCTATTCGTGCTATTAATGAATCTAGTTGAGCATTATTTAATGGTGAATTTATTGCATTTCGAGCAGGAGAAATATTAAATCCTGTTATATTTTCATATGCCTTTTTACCTGCTTCGTCTGCTCTCTTTTTTATAGTATTAAGGAAATTTAAAGATTCTTCTGCATTTTTATTAATATCTGCTTGAGATAATCTATATTTTGGTACAAGTTTTTTAACTATTCTACCATCACCCATATTAACATCAATAAATTTTGCCCCTTCTTCATTTAAAATAGTATCTCTAGTTGTTACATCAGAAAAATCTAATGCTTGATTCTTTGCACTTCCTTCATTAAATGTATCTTCAGGACTTAATTCAGTTCTTTGTGGTAATCCCAATTCATCCATTTCTTCTACCACAGTACCATCTTTAAGTGTTTTCTTTTTTATAGGTCTAAATGAATCTCGTTGTACATTACCCGTAGTAAAATCATATGCAAAACCTTCTTTATCTATATATTTAAATATATGATTCATACTTGGATTATTTATATTTACTAATTCACCTTGAATAATTTTAGCTTGACGACCAATAGTACCTTTATCTTTTGTTAATCTCGCCATGTGATTTGCTAATTGTTCTCTAATACCATCTAAAAACATTTCATAATTAGCAGTTTTTCCAAATTTTTTATCCCCTAATTCTTTTAATAAAGTATTTAATGCTTTTGCATTTTCAATTTCTTTCTCTGCTAATGCCATGTCATTAACATTAAATTTAGCTGTAACTGTATGGCCTAATCTCATTCTAGAACGGGCTTGTTCTCTAATAGTTGCTAACCATGCCATATTCATTGCTTTATCTATTGTAGTATAAATTTTTCCTTCACCACCAGACATTTTATCAAATTTATCTAAAATACTTCGCATTCTATCGCCACGTTCCATAACTTTATCTTTAATATCATCTGGCAAAGATGAAAATTCTTTTTCCATATAACGATAAGCATCTAATGCTCTTCTGTCTTTACTTCTTAAATCCCCAAAACCAAGTACACCCTTAAATGATGGGTTTGATGTTGCTTGTGTTATAATTTTTCTTTTTCTTTCTATTGGCATATCTGCTATATCACCAGTTGTATATCCCATAGATAATAATAATTTTCTCTCTTTTTCTTGTGTATTACCCGGCAAACGATGATTTATATATGTAAACCAATCTCCTGCATATCTAACAGCTTTAGCTGCTAGACGTGGGCCTACAATACCACCACCAACTTCGCCAATTACAGAATAATCTCTTCCTATCATTCCTTGAACCATTACTCCACCTGTTACAACCATTGCAGAAGATATTATTTCAGCTTCTGCATAAGCTCCACCACCACCTATCCATGGAACACGTTTAATATATCTACCTTCTGTTTGATAAATATCCATTAATCGTTTAGTTTTCTTTTGGTCTCTTTCAGGCATTCTTTTAAGAGTTTTTAAATAATCTTCATAATCTGCCCCACTTAATTCACTTTGTACCTTACCACTTTTAAATGTTCTTTTACCTTTTTCTGTTAATACTTCACCTTTTTTTATTTTTCCACCTGCTTTTGTTGCAAAATGTCGTGCTATTTTATTTGCTCTTAATAATTTAAGAACAGCTAAAGGCCCAATAGTAACAGCTTCTTGTATAGCTATTTCGGCAATAGCTCCTAATTTTCCCAAATCTTCATTTGCGTAGGGTATTTCATCAAATTTTAACCATGCCCCACCTTCATCTAATCCTTGAGCATATCTTCTTTCATCATGTACTAAATATCTTCCATATTTATCTATTTCATTTTCTTGAAGAACACTTCTCATCCATGCTGATTTAAATCCTTTTTTCCCTGCTACAGCATCGGATTTCCATCTTTCAAACATTTTTTCTACAGCATTCCGTCTTTGTTTATTACTTGTTACAAAACGATTATTAAATGCTAAATCTAAATATTTTGCATGATTTTCTGGGTCTATTGCACCTCTCCCCATATCAACAATACCATTCCATAGCATAGCAAAACCTCTAGCACCACCATGTGTTACTTGTTTAAATGGATTATTAACTACTGTTTCATCTGTTTCTTTTGTTGGGTTTTCCATACCCTCATTTAATGACTCAGCCATGTAATTTGTTGCTATATGCTCTTCTGGTGTACCATTATCCCGTGTCTCTGCATTTAATCTTCTCATTAATTCACCTAATTGATTTACTACATCAGCACCATAATTATTTTCAAATGCTCTGGGGTCGTTTTCCCACATTTTATAATATGTACGAAGACGTTGTTTTTCTTTTTCATCAAAAGGTTTATGTAAAGTATTATTATCTTGGTCTGCCATTTTATTTAGGCCCTCCTCTATCTATATGTTCTCTCATACTTCTTACTGCTCCAATTAATTGCATTATAGTTTTATTTTCTGTTATATATTTATCAAAACCACCATGAGTCATACCACGCAACCATTGTTCTAATTCTTGGTATGCAGAACCAATTGCGGTAGACTTTTTATCTTTTTCTAAAGAAAATAATTTTTCATCCATAAACTTATGTAATTTAGTATTCATATTATGTTTTGCTAAAAGAGGCTGTACCATTTTAAGTATTTTTTCTTGCTCTATAGGTATAGAATTTTCTAATTCTACCACTTTATCCTTCCACATATCTTTAGTACCCCACCAATCAGCTTTTTCCCATGCATGAGATTCTGCAATTATATTATTACTAATATCATTTTCAATATCATTAGGTATAATATTATTAGGGTCTTCTAATTCTTGTCTTGATTTATAACCATGACTACCTAAAATAGCACCATCTAATAGTTCTAGAGCTGACTTATTAGGTCTTATTATAGCTTTTTCACCATCTGTCATTGTTGACCATATACCTTGTGCTTCTCTATCTCTTATATCAATATCGGGTCTTTCACCAAAATCATATGCCATTAAAGATGCTAATCTTCCATTATAATAATAATTTATTTTGTTAAAACCACCACCTTCTTTATCTTCAAGATAATAATCTTTTATTTCCCCAGTTTCTGTATCTTTAATTTCAGAAAAATAATAATTACCTTTTAATTGATGCACATATTCATTTTTTATAACTTTAAAACTTTCATTATATGATTTCCACCATTCTGCTAAAGTATCATGTGTTTTAGAATATTTACTATTTCCTCTAATTTTTGCTATCATATAATCATCACTAGATATATTCATTAATGTTTTAAGTTTTGATTTAGCTTGGTCTAAACTTCCCCATGTATCTTCACCAACTCTGGATAATGCTTTTTCAAAATCTTGGTCAGAAATTGCACGGCCTCCACCTCCACCTTGCTCTGCCATTGCTAAGTTAAATGCTAGTGTTACTGTTAAATATTCAATAGCAGCCGCTTGACTTATTTTTTCCATTCCTGCATCAATTTCACCAAAAGTATTTATAGCATTCTGTATTCTACCTCTAAAATCCCCCTCACCTTCTTCACTTAAAATCATTTTATTTTTTTTAGCTTCATCATAATATCCTAATAAATTTTGTAGTTGATTTAATTGACCTGTTTTACCAAAAAGACCTTCAGATAAATTAAATAAATTTAAACTTAGACCAGACATACCTACTGTTTCGTATGCTTTTAATAATCTGTCTCCTATCTTTTGTAATCTTGTATTAGCATCCATTGCAGCCATTGCTTTACTTTGTTCTGACCCAGTTATTTGTCTATTAGGAAGAACAGTTCTTTGAGTTGTACCTTCCATATTACCACCAACTGTAAATTTTTTAGCCATTAAATGCATTGCATCAAGCATTTCATCATGTGTTTTATTATAGTATATAGCTATTTGAGAAATTTCTTCAAATGTTTTATGTTTCTCCCAACCTTTCACATCATTTTGAAAATTCCATAAAGCATTTGCTGTAAATAAATAATGAGGTTGATTATCCATTACAGTATAATAATGATTTTTATCTTTAAATTTAAATCCCCCATATTGATTATTCATAAGAACCGGGGCCATTACATTAATCATACTATTTTTATCATTAACATTAAGATGAATTTTATCATCAGGCCTAACAATAACTTCATTTGGTGCTGTAGTTTTTTGTAAATTAGGAATAACATCAAATAAGTCTTCAACATTTTTTCCTTTATTTGGCCCACTTTGTATCATTGTAACACCTGTTATAGAGTCTGGTTTACGAGGTTTATCATAATCAGTAGCAACTTGATACATATCTTCCCAGTTTTTTATCCATTCATAATCATACTCATTAAATTTGTGCCCTTTAGACGGGTCTGATATATCTACGTCTCTTGGGTATAGCCATGCTTCCAAACCACTTTTCCATTCATTTTTAATTGCATCTGAACCAGTTTCATGTTCTGTCCTAAAAGCATCCCACTTTCGAGAATCAAAATCTCCATCTGTCCAAAAATTATTTTTTAAAAATACTTCAAAATCATCTAAACGAGTTTTCTTCTGTTGCCATTCACCACCAAGAATATCATTTGGGTCTGTCCATGTAAAAGTTAAATTACCAAATTTTTTAGTATTTTTTTTATTGGATGCTTTTGCTGCTTCTGCTATTTCTT